CAGAGCTTATTTCCGAAGTTAACTCCGCCCGAAAGGGTCGAGGTCACTCCTGGTCCCCACTTACACAGGGACGTCCACGAATTATTATAAACACCGAGCAACGTAGCAATTTTACGCTGGGCAAGAAAAATTACTGCCTCAACGCCTTCGTTAAAGGACGAAGGACTACGTAACCGGGTGTTTGTTTCGTGACACGTCGTTTCAGCATTTTGAAATGCTGTTATTGCAACCTTCTCAAGATCCACACCTGTTTTCAGATGTGGATACTTACTGAGATAACTTACGACCAGATAATCTGATCGAAACTTAAAGGATTGCGATTGTGTATAGTCTTCAGGATCAATGGTCTTAGTTACAAGTTGATGGTTTTCACCATACTTGAATCTTAACCACATTGCTAAAGACACCGGAGTATCTACTCGTTTACATAGGGCGTAGAAAACGCCCTCGACTAAAGGATTAGCGGTAAACATATATTTTCCCTTCCTCAAAAGTATTATGAAAATAATCCTAGTGAGATCTCTCTTGTCTTACGGTCATTTTACAAGATGAAAATTCGACCGTAATAACATCCATGAACTGGATGCGAAAGGCCCCGTTTCCGAACATTAAAGCAATTCCAATCAAGGAAATGCTAAGAATGAACAGATTCGAGTTCTTCGACAAGGGAGGCGATAACCGCATCCGCCGTTAAGTTAATGGCGAACGCAAGAATGTCCTTTCGGACATCCGTGCCGGAGCGGAGGGGAAGTAGAAACTCAGAAGAGTGGCGGGCAGTGTAGGCAACAGACGGAGGAGCGGTGTAACCGCTATCCGCCGTACCTAGCGTCTCCATTACAGGAATTTTAACTGTCGTCTTGACGCGGATGTTTTCCGCATTTCGTTTCGAGCTAGCAGTAACTGTAGGGAAGCCAAGTGCAACTCCTCCGGACGTTTCGGCCCAGGAAGCTACACCGTTTTCACGGCCAACGGGGGAAAAGGTTTTCGACACAGGTGTGTCTTCACCATTTAGTAAAGTAATATCAGCGAATGCTGGCATTTTGTTCTCCATTAAGGATGGTTAGAGAATAGGGAAATCCTATTCCTAGTCAGGATTTGCGCGTAATTGCGCGTCCGGGAATCGCTAACTCACTTCATGGCTTGATAGGCCAAGGACGCGAGACTTGCGATTCGTTGATATCCCAGATTGGGAAATCCGAACTCAGGCACCCGAACAGCCGGAGGCTGATTTAACGGTTGCCTTACCGACGAGATGTCGATAATGTTCCCATGGTAAGAGCCAGACATTCGGCTCGTTTTCCTGGGAGGTACCACATAAGGTATTATTTCACTATCTTTGTGGACCACTTTGCTAGTTATGGTTCTATAGTTATCGGTCAAATAGGCTGAATAACGCCTCCTGGCCTCTATAGCTTCTAAATAGCCGCCTATATCTACTACCATATCTAAAACGAACGAGTAGGGAAATAATTCCCATGCGATCGAAGTAGGATCAAGTGAGGTCATCCTCAAAAGATCGTCTGACGGTGGAACTGCCAGCATAGCACCGTACTCACATCGATATCCTTCGGAAACCCGAATGGATCGGTTAGCGGAAACAACGTTAGTTGTATCCCGCTTACCGGATTTACGTGCCCTTATTCTAACAGGGGCACCGAGTTTTCGTGCTTCGTAGGTAGCAAGATCTTGGATCGTTTTAAGTGTCGGTGCAACTCCATAGATATATGTGAGCCACGCTCCCGACGCTTTGTCACCGGCCTTATAAAGGCTCTCGGTGGCAGCGTAACCTAGAGTGTTAGCTTTGGCTCTCGCCTTAGCTTCCTTTCTCCATTTTTTACGATTACGATTATTCGCTTGGCGATTCCAAGTTGGTTTAGGAGCACGACCGTGTTTCATAAAGCCCTTTTTCAGGCTAATAAGAAACAAGATAGCGGCCCGTACCATTGCGGTCGTTTGATGACCTTCCAATAAGTCTTGTGCAAGGTTAAGACCTGAGTCTGTCACCTTGTCATAGAACTTATATCCACATTCAGTGATAACTGAAGAATGGAATGCTGGATCGGGCACTAGCCCTCGAGTACAATCATCCGAATAGCTAGATGTTTCACTAATTCGGACTGTTACAAGATCACGACGTGTTTTATGCACCGTGGTCTCGCGAGCGCGGAGATTTTCGATAGTTTTAAAGTATGCGAACCCAGTAGAGATTTTCTCCACGGGGGACATACCATCTGTCGTTATTTTAAAATCTTCACGACGACGTAGTATTGGATAACTCTGATGGCCAGTTTTCAGGCCGGAGTATTCATTCCAAGTAGTTACGTCGTGAGTACCGTTTTCAAATGCGGTATCCTCTTCTCGTATCATAGCAATCTCCTCAATGTGATAACATTGCAGGAAGACCCTACAACTTGTTGTAGGAAGCAGCCCCT